GTATGGCAAATCCATTTGTAGTTTTAGCAGTAGTATCATCAGTAGGTAAGGCTTATGCAACATATCAAGCTGGTATGGCTCAAAAGGCTTACTATGATAGTCAAGCTGATGTAGCAAAGTTACAATATAAATCAAAAGAGATAGAGGCTAAAGAGGCTGGTGTTGAGGTCCTAAAAGAAACAAATGAGGCTTTGGCAACTATTATAGCTAAAGCTGCTGCTGGTGGTATGTTACCAAACGAGGGATCAGCTTTACTAGCAACAACATTATCACTTAGAGAAGGAACAGAGGATTTTCAAATATCAAAAATTAATGAAGAGATATTACAAAACTTAGGAATTATTGAATTTAGAAATCTTAAGATAGCTGGGAAAAATGCTAAAAAGTTTGGTATCATGGGAGCTCTCTTTGGTTTAGGAACTGATATAGCTCAAATAGGTATTAAGACTGGTACTCCAAAACAAACAACTGATCCAGTTCCAGACAAAGATACAACAACAAAAACTAAAGATCTAACATCAACTGAAGGACCATTCTAATGTCAAGAGAAAGAAAAATATTTAAAGGTAATTTAGTTAGAGGTGTTAATATACCTAATATTGGTTTTGAAAATTTTAGAGTATCATCATCTGGGTTTGATAACTTAAGTAGAAGATTAGATATAATTAAAAACTTTGCAGTAGATCAAGGTGAAAGAATTGCAATAGAAGAAGGTAAAGAGTATGCAGCAGAAAACCCAATATCAATACAACAATACTTAGATGCTAATCCTAAAGAAAGAGAAAAATTAGTTAAAGGTGATAAGATTACCTCTTATGGAAGATCTATAAGAGCTGCACAAATAAGTATGCTTTCAACTAACATAGCTATTGATGCCGATAAAAAAATGCAAGATTTTAAAATTGTTGCAGTTTCAAGTGATATGTCATCTGATGAATTTGAATTAGGATTAAATGCAATAGTTAAAGGTTACTCAGATGGTTTAGCTGGTATAGATGCTGATGCAGCAGTAACAGTAAAAGCTAAGTTAGCTACAGCTGCAAACACTATGTACACATCTTACCTGGATAAAAAAATCAAAGACTATAATGATAATAAAAAAGGTATTGCCATGGTCTATGGTCAAAACAAAATAAAAGAAATACCAGATATTATTGCAAATGGTTTTAAAAGAAATGTACCAACAGCAGACTTTCAAGAGGTAGAACCTTTTGATGTAGATAAGCATTTAGATGCTATGAAATCTCAACACCTGGCTGAACTTATAGATAGTAATGTTGGTAGTGAGTATATTAAAAAGTGGTCCAACGATTGGGATACAGCAGTCAATAAAGCTAAAAGAGATCATATCTTTGGTCAGTTTATTCCAGAAATAGAACCATCAGCTAAGAAAGCTATGGATCTTGAAAGAGAGGTATCAAGTGGAAACTTTGGTGGTAATAAAAATTTACAAGCAATATTTAAAAGCATGAGTGAAGAGGACCAAGAAAAATTAAAAGCTGATGTTGTTTCCTGGGCGAATGGTCAAAGAGAAAGAAAAGAAAATGATGAGAAAGCTATTGAGGTAGATTTAGAAAACACAAAACAAACCTTAATTAAAAAATACAACAAAGCTGAGGAACTTAATCAGCCAGAGTTAGTTAGAGATATTCTTGATGAGGCAGAGGGTTTAGATATTAAATTATACAATTCATTATATGAAAGATTTAGAGATGATAAAGACAAAGGTTTATTTGTAGATGAGGAAAGAAAAGATAGATTATATGTATATCTATATCAAGGAGTTCTTACTCAAGATTTAATTAGAGAGGCAAGAATAGAGGATGGTGCTATTGATTTTAATACTGCAAAAGATCTTTATTCAAAACTTCAAACAAGACAAACTAAAGCAGTATCAGAGGCAGACAAAGTATTAAGAGCTAAGATTGGTATTCCTCAAGAAGGAGAGATTACAACAAGTTTCCAAAAGAATGATTTGTATGCAGTATATCAAGATGCCATGACTAAAGTTTTAAATTATAAACAACAAAATCCAGGTGTTAGTGATCAACAAATAATAGAATTTGCAGCTGGATTAGTACAAGAGAATGATATTAAAAAAGGTAAAGAAAAAGAAAAGATAAAAATTATTACTGGTCTAAAAGATCAAAATGGTACATTCCAATTAGATAATAGACTTTGGACCCAATACTTTAAAAAGTTTTACAAAAAAGAATTTAGTAATGTATCTGAGGAGTTTTTTCAAGATAAGGATGGTATAGATAGATTAATTGTAGAACTTACAGAATATAATGATTTAAAAGATGGTGAGAAATATGAAGGTGTAGATGGTAGAGAAAAATTTAATACTGTATTAGAACTAAAGAAAGAGGATATAATAGATTTAATTGATCAACTTAAATCATTGAAACAATATTATGAATAAAGCAGAGGAAAGATTTATGAATTACAAGAACTCACTTGAGGGTGATTATGTTCTTAAAGATGGACACATCTATGAACTTGCAGAAAGTTCTAAGAGATCTGTATTAGATACAACAGCTTTCTATGCTAAGGATATGGGTAAAGGTGTATTAAGAGGTGGTGCAAAACTATCAGAGGGATTACTTACTTTAATTGCAGCTGGAGCTGAAAAGTTTGTACTTGGTCCAGAGGCTATGAAAAAATTAGATCCAGAGGGTGATGGTATTGTTAAAGATATTGGAGAGTTTTACAAAAGAAATATTTATGACAACATTGGAGAAACAGAAACTCTAGCTGGTGGACTAACCGAAGGACTTGCACAATTTATAGTTCCTGGTGTTGGTTACTACAAACTATTTAATAGTTTAATAAAAGCTAGAGGTGTTATGCCATTTATAACAAGAGCATTGGCAGCTGAGGGAGCAACTGTAGGTACAGCTCAAGTGGCTGGAGATCCAAACTTTGCTGGTTTCTTAATGACTATATTTGATGTTAATGAACAAGATGCAAATACTTTGGCTGGAAGATATTTAGAATATTTAAGGATGCCAGAAAATGTAGAGGATGGTGTAACAGCTGATGAGGTGTTTGCAGAGAAATGGAAAGCAATACAAGGAGATATTGTTATGGGGCCAGTAGGTGAGGCTCTTGGTCCTTTATTGACTAAGTTTTTCTCTGGTATGAAAAAATTAAAAAGTAATAATAAAAATACAATCAAGGCTATAAATGATAAGATGCCACCAGCTCAATCAACATATTTAAGTGGAGAGGCTTATCCAACAGAAAGAGAAATAGAAGAGTTAGGTTTAAGTAAAAAATTAGTAAAAGGAGAAGAAAAATTAGATAGAGGTATATTGGAGTATGAAAAAAAAGTAGGTATAAAAAATAAAGCAAAAGATAAAAGATTTATAAATGTTGCTCCAGAGATAAAGAAAGGATTGGTTGAGGAATGAGTTTACCCAAGAATGATAAATTAGTTACTACATCTAATCCAAATAAAGATCTAATAAAAGATATAGATCAAGTAGTAGAGAAAATTCCTATAGACACATCTGAGAAAGTAGAAACAGAAAATAAAACTGTAGATCAAATAGATTTAGAAAATGCAGAGGGTAACAATGAATATGTAGAACAAAATGAAAATGAGGTTTTAGTAGCTGGATTATTTACTCCAAAAGTTAAAATACCAAAACCAAAAAAAGAAGATACTTTTAAAAACAAAAACCCAAATGATTTAAGTAATAAAGATTTACAAAAACAATATGAAGAGCAACAACTAACAGATCCAGAGGGTAAAGATTTTGTTATTGAACAAGGTACTGGTAAAGTAGTTTTTGGTGAGTTTTCTGATGAACAAGTAAAATCTTTTAATGACTTACTTGAAAAGTTCCAAATAGGAGAAATCAAAAAAGCAGATAGTAAATCTTTAAATAAAATATTTAAGTCAATAGATAAAGATGTAGATGGTCTATTAAGTGAAACAAGTTTCGTAGATATAGTCAAAACAACTTTTGCTAAAGAGTTTGATGCTATGAAAGGTGGTAAGATGGATATACAAGAAATACTTACCCAGGCATCTAATTTAAACAGATCTGATGTATATTTTAAAATTATAAAAGGAGAGCCAGGTAAACTTGACATACCAGTTCTTGTAAGAGGTTTGATGGAAAGCAAACTACTTTACATGAAACTTAGAAAAGTAGGTAATGATATTTTAAAAAGTGGTACATCTACAGTAGATCAAAGAATAGAATTTTATCAAACATTAAGATTATGGCAAACTCTTACAGCTAGAGCTGCTGGTGATGTATCTATCTCTGCAAAAAAATTAAGAGTTACTCAAGGATTAGATAAGCCTACTGAGGGAGCTGTAGAAGATATACTAAAAGTTTTAGATGAAGAGATGGGATTAAATCCTAGAGATGAAAAAACATTCAACACACATTTAAGTACATTTATGCAACTGAACCCTCAACAAGCTGGTAAGTTTGTAGAGGATAGTATTGGTAAAAAAGTTAGAGATGCTTGGGCTGAATTATGGGTAAACTCTCTACTATCTAATCCACTTACACATGTAGTCAATGTATCTGCAAACTTTGGATTTAAAACATTAAAGGTAGCTGAATATGCTATAGCAGCAACATACAATAAGATACCAGGATTAGGTGGACCAGATGGTGTCATGTTTAATGAGATATTTGATATGGTAGCTGGTGTAAAATTAGGTACAAGACTTGCTATAGAAAACTCATACAAAGCTCTAAAAACTGGTGAGGCATCTACAACAAAACTAGATCTAAGAAAACCAAATGCTTTTGGTAAAAGATTATTACCAGAAAAATACAGAGATGGATTTATGGGGAATACTCTTGAGGCTATGGGAGCTTTCTATTTTACAGCTCCAGGAAGATTATTAGTAGCAGAGGATGAATTTGCTAAAGGTATTATAAATAAAATGGAACTCAATAGAGTAGCAAGACAAAGAGCTAATGAATACTTACAACTAAATCCTGGAGATGTTGAAGGTGCAGAAAGAGTATTCTTAAAAACAATATCTAATCCAGACAATGAGGTAAAAGAAATAGTAAGAAATGCTATGCTTGAAGGTACATTCCAAAAAGACTTACCTCCAGGTGCATTTAACAAGATGCAGCAGATCTTTAACATTCCAGAGATAAAATTATTTGTACCTTTCTATAAAACAATCATGAACATATTTTTTGAAAGTAACAAAAGAAATCCATTAATGATGGCCCCAGGATATTTTCTACCTGGAGATCTTGGTAAAAAAATTAGAGCAGATATAAATGGTAAGAATGGTAAAAGAGTTCAACAACTTGCTCTTGCTAAACTTACAACTGGTGCATCACTTATGTACACTTTTGGTAGTATGGCTTATGGTGGTTCTGGTGGTGATCAAGATGTAATGATTACTGGTATGGCTCCTATGAACAAAGCTGAAAGAGATGCCTTTTTTAGAAAAGGTTTTATGCCATACTCTATTGCAGTATTAGATAAAAAAACTGGTAAATATGTTTCAACATCTTATGCAAGATTTGATCCTATATCATCACTATTAGCAATATCAGCTGATATGGCATACATGGCTAGTAGGCCAGATCAATATGCAGATCCTAATTTTACAAATACTATGACCTCTATATTCTCAAATGGTTTGATGGCTATCTATCCATACTTAACTCAACAACCTTTCTTAACTGGTATTCAAGAGTTTGGTAGATTATTTCAACCTGGGTATGGTGATGTAGAGGGAGCTGTAACTAGAACACTATCTGTTATGGCTGAGAAACTAACAACTGGTACTGTAGGTCTAGTTACTGGTGTTGGTCCAGCTGGTAAATTTAATGAGTACCTAACAAAACTATCAGACACTACAATCTATGATACTATGTTTACATCAGAACAAAGAGATTTCTATGAAAGATTTTTTGGTGATGAAGATATACCTTTATATATTAGAACATTTTATAAGTCATACAATAAAGCTATGAAAGCTAGTCCATTCTTTAATCCAGATTTAAAACCAAGATTAAACTTATGGGGTGAAATATTAGAAGGACCAGAAACTGGGGTGTTATCACCTATAAGAGTTATGGATGAAAAATTTAACAAAGTAGATGATGAGCTGCTTAAACTAGGATTAGGCTTACAAATGCCTAGAGCTTTTATAGGTGGTATTCCTATGTCGCAAGATGAATACTATGATTATATAAAATTACTTAATAAAGATAGAGATGGTTCTGGTAAGAGTGATTTGCTTGAACAACTAGAAAGAACTATAGATCCAATAAGTAATCCTAACTATTCTAAATTACTGCCTGGAGAAAAGATAGGCCAACTGCGAAAAGTATTACAAGAATACAATCAGATAGCTAGAGAAGAGTTCTTATTGGAGAATAAAGGTTTTAATGATAAAGTAAATAAGTTAAAAGAAAAGATTGACAAACAAGGTAAAAAATAAAAATGGCTAGTTTTAATATAAATGCTGTAGATAGAAGAGTACAATATACATCTACTGGACAGACTGCGTTTAATTTTAGTTTCCAAGTAAACGCATCATCTGAGCTCCAGGTCTATATTGATGATACTTTAAAAACAGAAACTACTCACTACTCTGTA